GCAATCAAGAAGGACTTCGGTATTGAAGCCGAGCGTGACGCATCTTTGCGCGCATTCGAGCTGAACGCTACTGCCGTTTACGGTGTTGGTGAGCTGGACGATAGCTTCGGTGTCAAGATGACTTTTGACTCCGTACTTTAAGTAATAGATTCCCTGCCCCTTTCGGGGGGTGGGGTTTTACTGAGGTATAACATGGCATTTTCAACAGATGCAGACTTGATGCAGTTGGTTCCAGATATTCTAAATCTAGGTATTGATTTCTTTGATCAGGAACATCCAAAGGCGCAAGCAGATATTGAGCGTGAAATCAGAAACCGCTGGTGGGAAAAGCGCGGTATTTCTGGTGAGCTAAAACCCGAATACTTAACTGATTCGCAGTGGACTAAAACCGCCGCGTATTTGGTTCTATGGAAGTACGCATTGCCCCAGCTTACAAACTGGGTGGATGGCGACCGATTCCAAAACATGATTGGCTTTTACAAGTCCCGTTACGCTGAAGAGCTTGAGGCTGTATTTCAAGACGGCGTTGAATATGACGATGACAATAGCGGCACAATCGAAGAAGACGAAAAGACCCCCATTAATCACGGTCGGTTAGTTCGTTAATGGAAATAAAGATAAGCTCAAACGCCCGAGACATTGCCAAGCGTGTAGGCAAGAAAGGCAAAGAGCTATCAGATAGTGTAAGGCGTGCGTTATCCCGTACAGCTCAGGCTGGCGTTAATATTATTGAGGATCGTACCGCTGAAGGAAAAGGTATTGACGGGGCTTTCCGAAAGTATAGCCCTAGTTACCAGAAAGCAAAAAGCTCAGGCTGGCCAAAAACAGATAAGCGTAGAGGTTTTGGCGGTGATTCAACCGGCATAGTAAACCTGTCGGTACATGGAACAATGCTTGGCTCTATGACTACCAGAGCTAATGGAAAGCAGGCGGAGATATTCTTCACCCGAGCAACAGAAGCTAAGAAGGCAGAAAGAAACAATAAGACGCGCCCTTTCTTTGGGTTTAATCGGAAAGAAGAAAAACGGCTAGGCCAAGTATTCTTTAGGAACTTAAAATGAGCATCAGAGAAAAGATAGCTGAAAATCTAGTTGCAACGCTACAAGGCATTATTCAGCCAGTGAACATTAAGTACGTTACTAGAGAGCCGTTTGATTTCCAGAAGCTTTCTAACGCTCAGTATCCGGCAATCCTAGTAAGGAGCGCAGGCGAAGAGCGCGGAGATTCAAGCATCGGCGGGTCTATTACTCAGCGCATGGGTAATATTGATTATGATCTGATCTGCTACGTTAAAGGCGCGGTGATTGATGCTGCCCGAAATGATATAATCGAAGCAATCGAAGAAGGTCTTGATGTAGACCGTTCTAGGGGCGGTAATGCCCTTGATACGCAGATAACACGCATCGAGATAGACGAAGGTTCTATAGACCCTATTGGTGGGGTTATAATGACAATTCGCGTTTTGTACCAATACACTCGCGGCACAACTTAAATTAATTAAAGAGGCATTATCATGGCGACTAAAACAGGCGCATCGGGTGTTGTAAAGCTTCAAGTAGCGGGTACGACTGTAGCCGTTGTTGGTGAAGTACGTTCTTACACTTTCGAAGGTTCAGCAGACACTATCGAAGATTCGGTAATGGGTGACGTTTCACGCACCTATAAGCAAGGTCTATCAACTAACACTGTATCACTTGAGGTCTATTGGGATGAGGCAGACGCTCAACAGCTTGTTCTCGATGAACGCACTTCTGTTGATTTTGAAATCTATCCTACTGGCACTGGCACCGGCGAGACTTTCTTTTCTGGTACTGGTATTGTCACTTCACGCTCTATTACTGGCGCGTTTGATGGTATGGTAGAAGCAAGCTTTTCAATCCAATGCAGCGGAGCAGTAACCGAAGCACAAGCTTAATTAACTAAAGGGGATAAACCATGGGATTAGCTAAAGAGTTAAGAAGCAGAAGAAAGTTAGAGGCTCGTGAAGTATTGGTGCCTGAATGGGGTGATGATTCTGGAGCGTTTAAGCTGTATTGCAGAAGTATTACTTGCTACGATTTAGATCAGTTGCAGAAGAAGCACCCCGACTTTTTAAGTAACACCACTATCGGCTCTATGGTCGATTTGATCTGCATGAAGGCAGAAGACGAAGGCGGCAACAAGCTGTTCGGGTCTGCTGAAGATCGCATGGATTTGATGGGCGAAGAAACTGCCGTTATCTCTGACATTGCGAATCAGATGTTTGCTCAGATTGAGTCTGTCGAGGTGGCAGCAAAAAACTAAAAGCCGATTCGTTTAGGATGAATTTATTATCCTTGGCTGATCGGCTTCACCTAACAATTGCAGAAGCAGAAGCAATGCCGGTTAATCATTTCTATGAGTGGCTGGCTTACTTTCAAATAATGAGCGAATCAGATGGCTGAAAATGTAAGCATTGTAATTAAGGCTTTTGACAAGACTAAACCCGCTTTCGGTGCAGTCGGTAAGTCTTTGAAGGGTGTTACTTCAGCTATCTTTAGTATGCGGACTGCTCTGGTCGGTGTTGCTGGCGTGGCTGGTTTTGGCTACTTAGTCAAATCATCCCTAAACGCTACAGACTCTCTCAAGAAAACTGCCGATAAGATAGGCACAACTACTGAAGCCCTTTCAGCTTTGCGCTATGCCGC